CGGATACGACCCAGAAGTTTCTCCAGATATTTAACGGGATACTAGAACTGACAGATACTGAACTTAAAGTTCTTGCTGAATTCATTAACTCTAGTGAGACGGTTAATCTATGTTCTCCTGCTAATAAAAGAAAAGTATCTGAAGTTCTAGGGATTAAGGACCACAACACTCTTAATAATTACGTGAAAAGACTCAAAGATAAGGGAGCTATCACGCAAACTAAGAATGGGTACGAGTTAGCTGCTATTTTAAAGAGAGAACCTGTTGAAATACACATTCTCCCAGTATGACACCTGTATTCGTCCCCCCAACTAAGGTACTCACCTTCTTTTATATAGGATATTACTCTCTAATGGTGATACAGAATGGGTATGGGGACGTAGAAGGACTACATTTAACAGAATTAATAGAACCAAACATAGAAGAAGCATGAGTCAGAAACCCCCATCATTCCTTAAGATGATTGCAAACTTTGCTAAAGCATCAGCAGAGTACGTTGCAGCTGGAATGCCATCAGTAACCACAGAACAGTATGAGGAAAGAGTTGACATCTGTCACAATTGCCCTCATCTAATTGAGAAGACCAAACAATGTGGATTGTGTGGCTGTTACATTGAGGATAAAGCTAGCTGGAGAACAGCAAAATGCCCAGACGATCCATCAAGATGGCCATCTATCGTGATTGGTAAGTCGGGAAAACCGATTAACCTTAAGAAATGAGTAAGGAAAAAGTAATTATACAAAAGTTAGCTACTAAGTATAACCTTCCTTTACAGAAAGTTGAGGAGATTGTCTACTACCAATTCAAGTATGTAGTCAATGTCATGAAGAAAGGGGACTTTGCTACGATCAGACTCCCATATTTTGGGGCATTCTCAGCTAAATCAGAGAGAATAGCCCACCTAAACGAGAAAACTAGACGGAAAAATGAAAGACTTGCTAACAATAAACAATAACGTAGTCATCCCATCCCCGTATGCACTGACTGTCACAGAATTCGAGAAGTTAACTACCAAAGAGTTAGCATTTATCTACTTTTTTGCAGATCATAGGTCTAGTTATGCAGCTTATGATGAAACTGAGAGAAGGGATAAGCTACTAGAGGAGTTAAAAGTCAAGTCTACCCCTAACTTACATGCAGGATTGCAGAAGTACAGGGAATTGTCAGAGACTCATGCAATTAAGCTTCTAAAATCAGCTAGATCTGCAGTTAACAAGCTAGAGAAGTACTTCAAAGACATTGATCTTACAGCTATGGATGAGAATGGTAAGCTTCTCTACCAAGCCAAAGACTTAGTTGCTAACTTATCTAAGATTGGGGAGGTAATCGAAGGACTAGATAGACTAGAAGAGCTAGTACAGAAGCAGCAAGCTAAGGATAACCCTAACAGAGCAGGTGTCAAGACTAATAAGTACAGTGAATAATGTTTAAAGACAGCCATTTATTCTCAGAGGCAGCTAGTCACTATATCGAGTATGGGTATTACACAGATGCCCTACCTGGTACTAAGCAATACTATGACTATTGGGATAGAGAGCAGCATAGATGCATGCACGGGCACGAGATAAATGGGGTTAGAATATCAGGATTTCACTACTTCTACCTTAACTACTGTCCTATCGATAGAATTATAGATGAAGTACAGCCAGATGGGGAGACAATTTCACGAAGAGATAGGAGCTTTCCAGCATTCTATGATGGAGATCACGAGTACTTTTCATCGGTAGATAGGTGTAGAAGAGAGAATAAACATATGGTTGTGCTTAAGGCTAGACGTAAAGGTTTCTCTTACAAGGCCGCAGCTATGCTATGTAGAAACTACTTTCATATAAGGAATAGTAAGAACTTCGTATTTGCATCAGATAAACAGTATTTGACTGGGGATGGTATGCTATCTAAGGCTTGGGATATCGTCTCTTTTGTAGATGATAATACAGCTTGGAGTCAACCTAGACTTATAGACAGGGAGATGCATAAGCAATCTGGATATAAGAAGAATGTAAATGGAGCTGACGTAACTCTAGGGTTTAAGTCACAGATAATCGGGGTATCTCTTAAAGATGACCCAGATAAGATACGTGGTAAAGCAGGGGAATTGATATTCTTTGAAGAAGCAGGTTCATTCTCAGGTTTGCTTAAGGCTTGGGAGGTAGCTATGCCTACAATGAGGCAGGGTTCTAAAACACTAGGAACTATGATTGCCTTTGGAACTGGTGGAGAAGAAGGCCCTGGATTCGAGGGATTAGAAGAACTGTTCTATCACCCCGAAGCTTATGACTGCTTAGCATTTGATAACGAGTGGGATGCTGGGGCTATGGGAACTAGCTGTGGATTCTTCGTTCCTATCTATAAAAACTTAGATGGTTTTATGGATGGTGAGGGAAATAGCTTATCTAACGAAGCTATGGATTATGAAGAGACACAAAGGGAGAAGAAGAGGAAAGGTAATGACCCAAAGTCATATGATCAGTACATAGCTGAACATCCATTTACCCCACAAGAAGCAACACTTCAAGTAACAGCTAATACATTCGACGTTAACTCTCTAAAAGAGCAGTACAATAGAGTGATAGCTAGTGACTTACATAAGATAGGGGTAGCTGGGGAGATGTACTACAATACTAAAGGTAAGCCAGACTTTGCCCCTAACTCTAGTGTTAGACCTATCTATAAGTTCCCACATAGACCAGATGATGATTTAACTGGGGCAGTAGTAATCTATGAAGCCCCGTTTAAAACTCAAGAAGATATAATCCCAAAGAATCTATACATTATCTGCCATGACCCGTATGCACAGGGAAAGGCAGCTAGCTCTATGTCGTTAGGGGCAGCATATGTTATAAAGGTGCCTAATAATCTATCTAAACCAGATGATATTATAGTAGCTTCTTATATAGGTAGACCTGCAACTCAGGATGAGTATAACAGAAACCTATTCATGCTAGCAGAATACTACAATGCTAAGATAGGATTTGAGAATGACCGAGGAGAAGTAATAGCTTATGCTAAAAGATTTAGAAAGCTACACTTACTGCAAGAAGAATTCGAGATGTTGGATAAGAGAGAGTTACGATCTAAGAACGTAAAAAGGCAGTATGGTATGCACATGACTGAGCAGAGAAAAGCTCAGGGTGAACTTTATATACGAGATTGGCTAATTAGTGGCAGGGGACAGAACGAAGATGGGGAAATAACCCTTAACTTGCAGAAAATTTATGACCCTGCTCTTTTACAAGAGTTGATTAAGTTTAATAGGAAAGGTAACTTTGACCGTGTTATGGCACTCATGGTTGGGATGTACCATACTAGAGAACTTTATAACAAGGAGTTAAGTTATAATGACTCCGATAACTCAAGTAATGAGTGGTTTGACAAGGTTTATAGGTAGTGTCATATTAATAATAGTATTGATAAAACACTAGAATTTTCTAGGCTACTGTAAAACAAAACTAATTTTGTATTAATGTTCGGACAAGCATCAATTCCAAAGCAAAGAATCCCTCTTAATCAGAAGAATAAAGAGTGGAGAGAGAACTGTGTAGACGCATTCATTAACCTATCAAAGTTTGGTATAAGTGAACGACGCAGTTACCTTAAATCTCTATACGACTATTATAACGGAGTTATAGATGAAGAGGACTACAACTATGTTCTTAAGCCTTATGGTAAGACTAGAAGTCACTTCCCATCTAAGCTTAGAAATTACCCGATCATTAAGCCTATCATAGACCTTCTACTTGGGGAAAAGTCTAAACGTCCATTAGACTACACAGTAACTGTACAGAATGCAGACTCTGTAAGTATCAAAGAAGAGGCTCTTAAAAATCTACTTCTTGCTAATCTAAAAGCTCAGTTCCTTGCAGAATTGGCTAAGCAAGGAGAGATTGATTACGAAGCAGAACCCCCACAACTGCCTAAGCAAATAGCAGATGAATTCAATAGAACTTATGTAGACTCTAGAGCAATTGCTGGACAAGCTAGCTTAAACTACATCATGTACTATAATGAAATCTATGATAAGATACAGAAACAATTCTTCCATTTCCTTGTAGCAGGAGAATGCTATTCACATAAGGGAGTTAGAAGAAACGAACCTTTTTATGAAGTTATCAATCCACTAGATGTAGACTATGACAAAGATCCAGACATTGATTTTGTTGAAGATGCAGACTGGGCAATACTTAGAAAATATTCTCATGCATCCACTATCATTGATGCTTATGGTGAATACTTAACTCCTGAACAAGTATTAGAGCTCGAGTCCCCAACACATACATCTGCAGAAGCCTACCTTTTATATAGAGCAGAAGCTAGTGGTGCAGATGATAATATCTATCGTAATAGATTAATTGAGATTATATCAGTCTACTGGAAGAGTAGAAAGAGAATAGGTTTTGTAAGTTACATTGATCCTCTTACAGGTGTCGAAGAAATGTTTGATGTAGAGGAAGAGTATAAGTTACCACAGGAGTTAAAAGACCTAGGGGCTAAGATAACTTATGAGTGGGTCAATGAGGTTTGGGAGGGT